TCGTGCTTTAAAGGCTAACACTACAGCAAATAATAACACTGCTGTTGGTTTTAATGCTTTACTTATTAACACCACAGGTACAGAAAACACAGCATTAGGTCTTGGTGCTGGATATACGACTACTACAGGTGATTACCTAACAATACTTGGCAGTAACGCCAGAGCCAATACCGCTACTAACGACAGAGAAAACGTAATTGGCTACAACGTACAAGGTGCTGGAGGAAACCATTCCACCATCGGCTTTAACACTAGTAAGTCCTATATGGTACAGGGTGGGTCTTCGTGGACAGCAGGATCTGATTCACGCTTAAAAGATAACATTACAACATCTACCGCAGGACTATCGTTCATTAATGACCTACGCCCTGTAACTTATAAATGGAAAGAGTTAGGGAGAGTACCTTCAGAGCTAGATCATTATGAAGAAGGTTCAACAGAGCGAGTCAATGGGACTGATAAAGTTCAACATGGCTTCATTGCTCAGGAAGTTAAAGCAGTCATTGATGCTCATTCTGAAATCAAGAATGGACATAATATGTGGAACGAGCTTGGTGATGGTACACAAGGTGTCGCACAAGGTCAGTTAGTACCAATGTTAGTAAAAGCAATTCAAGAATTATCAGCACGAATTGAAGCACTGGAGGCATAATGAGCGTAGACTACAGAGGTGAGAAGTTTGCTGGATACAACAAGCCTAAGCGTACACCTAAACATGCTACTAAGTCTCACGTAGTTTTAGCCAAAGAAGGATCTACCATTAAGATGATTCGTTATGGTGAGCAAGGTGCAAGTACAGCAGGTAAGCCCAAGGCTGGAGAGAGTGATAAGATGAAAGCTAAACGTAAATCATTCAAAGCTAGGCATGGTAAGAACATTGCTAAAGGTAAAATGTCAGCAGCATTCTGGGCGAACAAATCAAAATGGTAAAAGCAAAATCAAAAGTTAACGAAGCTGGTAACTATACCAAGCCTACTATGCGTAAGACTCTTTTTAAAAAGATCAAGGCAGGTACTAGCGGTGGCAAGGCTGGTCAGTGGTCAGCACGTAAGGCACAACTTCTAGCTACACAGTATAAGAAAGCTGGTGGAGGGTACAAGTGAAAGCTTCTCAGAAGTCTCTTAAGAAATGGACTAAGGAAAAGTGGGGTACTAAAAGTGGTAAGCCAAGTGCTAAGACAGGTGAGCGTTACTTACCTAAAGCTGCTAGGGATGCCCTGAGTGCTAAAGAGTATGCAGCTACTACAGCAGCAAAGCGTAAAGGAACTAAGGCTGGTAAGCAGTTTGTAAAGCAGCCTAAGAAGATTGCAAAGAAGACAGCTAAGTTTAGAAAGTAAGAGGAAGTTATTATGATGTATGGTTATAAAGCACCTAAGACAAAAGCACCTAAGAAGAAGCCAGCTAATAAGAAGCCAGCTAAGAAGAAGCCAGCTAAAAGGATGGGGTACTAGGTATGAAAGGGGTTAAGCATTACTTACCAAATGGTAAGGAGTACACAGGTAAGACTCACAAGACTAATGGTAAACTTATGTCAGGTGCAAAGCATACTGCATCTAGTAAGAATCTAACTCATAAGAAGACTAAGAAGTAATGTGGTCTATCCTTGTAGCAACTATGATTGTAGCGAGTGAAGCACCTGCAATGCCTGTTATAATTTCTAGTTATTCTACTCTTAAAAGTTGTAGGACAGAATTAATAGATGTTTCTATAAAGTTAGAATACAAATTAATTGTTAGTCCTATGTTGGGATACACAGCACAGAAGGAGACAGAAGAGAAAACTACTGTTGCTTTCTGTGCTAAGAATATACAGAGTATATAATGAACTCTAGTCCATTAGAAATATACCCTGTTCATGTAGCTCCATCATTAGCACCTGTAGGTCAAGGTTTACTTATTGAGCCAGCAGTGAACAAAGTAAATGCAGAGTATCTTGTTGTTCAACCATCAAGAGAACCATATGGGATTCCCGTAGAGTATACAAAGAGGGTATGGGTATGTTAGCAGAACTTATGGTGGCTAATGCTGCCTTTGCAGTTATTAAGCAAACATTATCTAATGGTAAAGAGATTGCTGATGCTGGATCTGCGCTCACTAAATACTTTGGTGCAAGTCAGAGTATTGAGAACAAGATTAAGTCTGGCAATGGTGATGTACTAGGAGCATACCAAGCTAAACAAGCAATAGAGAAGCAAGAGAAAGAGTTAGAGTTCATGCTCAATAAACAAGGTCTTCTAGGATACTATAAGTACCAACAGTTTAGAGATGAATATTATAAGAAACAAAAAGCAGATGCTAAGAAACAGAAAGCACAGGCTAAGGAAATTAAAGATACTCTGGTACTAGCAGGTCAGGTTGTAGGAATACTTATAACTATCCTAGCTGCTTTCTTTGGTGTAGTTATGTATCTTAAATATTAAATATGAGTGATCCTAAATTGACAGAAATAGAGAAAGATGAAATAGCTGAGTTGGCTGCACAGAAAGCATATGATAGATTCTATCTAGCAGTGGGCAAGTCAGTTGTTAAGAAGTTAATGTGGATTGTAGGTGCAAGTGCATTTGCTTGTTGGTTATATTTTAAAGATGGAACTTTTTAGTAAGAGGTAGGTTATGTTTGGTATGCCAATAGAAGTTATCACATTGCTGTTAAGCGTCCTAGGAGGCGCTGTAATGAAGATGATGGCACAGGCACAGAAGGATAAGGCTGATCAGCAAAAGATGCTCATGCAGCAATTCTCGGCCTCTGAGGACAGTGTAGCAGCAGCAAGAGCGTATGATACTCCTAATGCACAATGGATACGTAGATTCCTAGTGGTGTCTTTCATGGGCATGGCTATGTTTATTCTTATTGCTCCTATACTGAACCTACCAACAGTAGTACCAGTAGAAGTAACCAGTGGATTTAAACTTTTATTCTTTGACTTCACTACAACAGTAACAGAGTGGAGAACACTGGAAGGAATGGTTACTCCTGAGTGGTTGCCTCATGCAATCATGTCAGTTGTTGGTATGTACTTTGGTCAATCAATCGTAGCGAGAAAATAACTCTTGACTTTTAAACAGAAATATGGTATAATCCTATGAATTACTTAGCAGCAATCAACTCAGTTCTTGTACGTCTACGAGAACGTCAAGTAGAATCTATTAATGAGAATGATTATTCATCTCTTATAGGCATTCTAATCAATGATTCAATTCAAGAAGTAGAAGAGGCATGGGATTGGTCAGCTTTACGTAATAGTCTTACTGTTACTACTTCTAATGGTGTTTTCAATTATGAATTAAATGGTACTAAGAACGATGTTAAAGTTCTAAGTGCTATTAATGCATCAAGTCAAAGTGATATTTTTTATCAGACTGCAAGTTGGTTTAATGATAAATATCTTACTCCATCTCCAGCTACTGGTTCTCCTAGCAACTGGTCTTTTAATGGCGTTAGCACTGATGGGGATACTCTTATTGATCTATACCCTAAACCTGATGGTGTGTACACAGTTCGATTTAATGTTGTCCAACGATCAGCAGATTTAACAGCACCTTCCGATAGAATATTCTGCCCTCATCGTCCTATCGTTCTGTTAGCTTACGCTAAGGCTGTAGAAGAGAGGGGTGAAGATAATGGTCAGACAGGTAACAGTGCTTACATGGCAGCAGCTAACTCTTTATCTAACGCAATCGCCTTAGATGCATCAAAGCATCCAGAAGAGACAGAATGGTATAGTGTATGAAACAATTAGTTAGTCAGTCCATTGCAGCTCCTGGCTTTTTTGGGTTAAACACACAGGAAAGTAGCATTACTTTAGCTAGTGGCTACGCATTACAAGCAGACAACTGTGTAATAGATGCTGAAGGTAGACTAGGTGCTAGACAAGGGCATGTATATCAAACTACTTCTGGTGGTAACTCCTCTTCTCTTGTAGGAATGCATGACTTTGTAGGTTCTACAGGACACTTAGGGTATATTACTTGGGGTAATGGTAAAATATATAAAGGTCTTGGTACACTCACTGCTATATCTACAGGACATGGTTCTAATAATGATTGGCAAGCTGCTTCACTAGGAAATGCTGTATACCTAGCACAAGCTGGTAAGCCTATGCTTAAAGTAGCTGCTAACTTTGCAGTGACTACTCATGCCACTACGTCCTCTAATCATCAGTTCTCTTTTGTAACTTCTGCTTATGGCAGGTTATGGGCTGGTGGAACTGCTACAGATAAGTACACACTGTATGGCTCTGACTTAGTTAATGGTGCTTTTGCTGGAGGTTCTACTTTATCTTTAGACCTTAGACAGATATGGACTAATGGTGGAGATGAGATTGTAAGTGTTGCTGGCTTTAACGGACGAGTCATTGTATTTTGTAAACGATGTATTGTAATACTTGGTGACGATAACAATGCAGATTTAACTATTGAACCTGCTAAATTATCAGTAGTAGAGGTACTAGAGAATGTAGGATGTGTGTCTAGGAAGTCCATACAGGCCGTAGGAAACGACATATACTTCCTAGCTAACTCAGGTCTACGTTCTTTAACGCGTGTCATACAAGAGAAATCTAACCCCTTAGCAGACCTGTCTATTAATATACGTGATGATCTAGTAAAGATTATTAATACATCCTCTACTGAAA